GTATGATATAAATCATCTAAGTATGATATAAATCATCTAAGTATGATATAAATCATCTAAGTATGATATAAATCATCTTCCGACCACAGAAGATCATCAAAATTGCGATAGGCGGCAAGTTGTGGCATACTGAGATATAAAAAATCATGTGGTTCCCTTCTAGATTTCCTATATAATTCATGAAATCCCTTTTCTCCATTTCCTCCGAAAACTGAAAGACATTCACCCATCGATTTGAGTTCCTGATTTGAAAAGTGACCCATCAGGAGATAAGCGGTCGCTTGATTTCTAAGAACTGGAGTCAAATTCTTAAAATATTGAGTAGCCAAGAAAATAGAAAGTTTTCCCTCATCACCGTTAGCATTCGATATGTGACGATATTTAGTGGAGAGTGATGAAAGAAGATCGGGTTTCCCTGATTTCTTCTGAGTAATTGAACCAATTGGATCATCGAAGACAAAACAATATCTAGAATCACTGTCATCTTTTTTAATATCATCTAGAAGCTCTTCAAGAACATCCTCAGTGATTTCTGTGATTATATAATCAAATTCATCGAGAACTTCTTTATACTGAGCATCGGAATAAGCAGACGGGGATAAGAGAACTTTAACATCAAATTTCTTTCCATAAAATCTTTCTGAGGCGTATAAATTTACAGCCATTACTGACTTTCCACTTTTTACTTTTCCTACACAAAGGATAAGATGGGGGATTGGGGGTAAGTTTCCACATTCTTCTTCACCTAACTTTTTCCTATCAACCTTAATTGGATAAACTGAATGGTCCATTTTATTATAAACGAGCATATTTTTCAGCTCGGGGAACATCATACGTTTGTCCCATTAGATTAGCAATCTTCTTTTTATCATTAATAGATGGATTTTGAGACAGAAAATGAGAGAGATACGAATGTCTCAATGGATTGAGAGTAATTCCCACGGGAAGATACTTTTTGGTTGTTCTCTTCAAAGCATTGGATAGGTCGGTTGATTTCCATCCTGGGAAAAGAATCCCATCCGGAGATTCTTTCTCTGCCAATTGTTCTAAATAGTCGGTCAGGATATCGGCCAGAAGATTACTATGAATTTTCATCTCCGTTCTCCCTAGGTACTTAGCTGTTTTGTACTTGTTAAAAACAAATCGATCTGGAGCTCCATCTTCAAGAACTAAATAATTATCCTTTCCATCATCTTCTCCGTCATTTACAATTTCCATATCTAAATAATTTCCTAAACGAGCTGGAGGTTGAAGTGTAAAAAGAGCTAAAGCTGTAAGATCCCTGAGAGATTCCCCTCGGGCATCCTTGGAGTTTTCACGTAAATATTCCTTGGTTGCCTGTTCTAATTTTGGCCACCGAAAATAATCACCCAGTTTTTCTTCAGTGGGAGTCTTTTTCTGTTCATAGACAATCTCTTCTTTTTCTTTAATTAATTTTGATAACTCAGTTTCATATTTATCTAATAATTTGGCTGGAGCATCTTTAGAAGTTAACCACATTTTGAGCGCTGAGATAGTGACTATAACAGTGTTCAATTTATAGAGATCAGATAATTCTTCAAGTACCTTCTCTGGATTTGAGTAATCGCTCACTTTCCATTTCTCGAAAGGGGTAGAAAAAACTTTCTCAATTCTTTTTAAATTTCTGAGAAGCGTATTCTCAGTATGAGAAGATGAATGACCTTTGTCTCCCATATACTTCTTAACATACTCTTCCATTTTAAACTCTGTTAATTAATTATTTAACGGAGTTAAAATGGGTGAAGAGGTATTTCAGAAACCGAAAAAGCGAGCCCTTTCTCAGAAACAATTGGACGCCTTGGCTCAGGGGAGAGCTCGGGCCAAGGAAAAAAGAATGCAGAAAGCCGAAATGGATAAGATGGAAAAAGAAGCCGTTGTAAAACGTAAAGAACAAAGATCTTTCGCCAGGGATGTTCGAAAGGAACAGGCTATTCTAGAGAAAATTAAGATCCGAGAAAGAGAAGAAAAAAAGAGATCTGATATTCAGAAACGTCAGAAAAAATGGGAAGAGGCTAGATTAGCTGCCCTTGATAAATGTCGAAATGTTAAAGAATATGAGACGGTGAGCAAAATTTTAGACCAAGTAGATTTTGATGATATTTTAAAAGACAATGGAGTTGAACAGAAACTCTCGAAATATCTGGCATTACCTATCGGAGACGGTGGAGATCAATAGAGAAGTTCTTGAAGATTTGTTGAATATGAAACGTAAATTGTTATATTTAATCAAGAACAATCTTATTATAGATGAATAAAAGATGATAGAAGGGGTTAAAATTGGTAGATACATTTATAAAAAAAGTGACCGAAAGGGTAAGAAACTTATGACGATTGTGAAGGGTGAGGAGGTACATTTTGGCGATTCTAAAATGCAGCATTTCTTCGACAAAACCGGGTTGTTGTCTAAAAGTCTTAATCATCTCGATAAGAAGAGACGGGAGAGTTACCTTAAGAGAGCTAAGGGAATTAAGGATGGTAATGGTAAGTTAACCTGGAAAGACCCCAGTTCTCCAAATTATCATTCGATAAAAATTCTCTGGTAAGTAAAATGGGATTGGCTGAGGATTTAAGAAGTCTAACCGTGGCCAGATTGAAAAAGGAAGTCGCAGCTGCTAATATCAAGGGTTACAGTAAGATGAAAAAAGATGAGTTAATCAAGTTGATGGTGAAGAACGCTGAGAAATTCCAACATCTGATATCTTCCGCTGATAAGAAAACGAAAAAGAAGACCACCAAGAAAGAAAAACCAGTGAAGAGTGAGGAGAAAATGTGGTGGGAGGAAAAGAAAAGTAAAAAAGATATCGACGCTCAGTTTGATAAACTTTTTGGTTAATCCTCTATCTCGTGAAAACATCTACAACAATACGATACGGTGACACAACATAATCCTATCATGGCCCAGAGTAAAACATTTACACATGTCCAGACTAATGCCGTCTTCATTTTCTTTTAAGGAAAATGAAGTTATTCCTGTTTATTAAAAGAAGATGCCTCCAAAGAAAAATCCAGCCGGAGGAGGAAGAGGAAGAGGTGCCCCAGGTAGGGGTGGAGGTAGAGGAGCTGCAGCACCTCCTCATGTCGTTAGACGTGGAAATGCAAGAGATCAAAACGCTCAGGCGGTCAGAGGAGCCGGACGAGGTAGAGGAAGAGGACCTCCTTTACGTAGAGATGGCGGTGCAGGAGGAGGGGATCGAGGAAGAGCCATTGAACAAGTAGAAGGACAGAGGGCTCAACTTCAAAGGGATCTTGATGAAGCGAGAGCAGCAAGAGCTAGGGCAGCGAGAGCGAGAGCTGCACTAGGTAAAAGACCACATGTGAAAGCCTCAAGAGATCCTCCATCTAAAAGAGGACCCAAAAAGAAATAAATTTCTTCATATCTAAAAAGAATGCCCTTCAAGGTTATCGTAGATCCCGAGGAAAAAGGTAAGTGGAGATTGATGAAACTTAAGCGTCCCCAGGGTGGAGACAGCGATTTGATCAGAACTAAATATCTGAGCAAGGAGTCAGCTATTGAGGCGGCTAAGAACTTCATGAGATACCGGGGCGAGAAACCAGTCGTTAAGGGAAACAAAATTCTCAGTCTGAGTCCGGGTCCTGGTTCTCGGACGAAGAAGAGTCGGAAGCCGAAGACGAGTAAGGCGAATTAGACGGAGACTTCTTTCGTCTACAACAGATACAAAAATCTTCACCCTCTTCACATGAGAAATAACAATTTTTACATTGATGATGAGGAATAAAATCCTCCTTCTCTTGCTTTCTAATTTTGAACAGACTATCTGTTCCAAATGTTGAACTTGGAACCTGAACTGGTTTCTGAATCCTAGCATATATACAGCTAGGGGTGACATCGTAATGATTGGCCATGTCTTTAACTGTACTGAATTCTACCATGGTTAGGCGTTGGTCTTGGTCTTCGATGATTGAAACGTACTTGGTCATTTTTATTTTAATTATTTATTTATTTAAATTATTTTAAATAATTATTTCTTTAAACTTTTTTTTTTATTTTTTGAGAACCATATAATTCTTCACATTTAATTTTGATTTTTTCATCTGAGATAGTATCATCAATTAGGTGAAGATGCTCTTGTTTTATCCGAGGATCAATATTGGAAATGTATGCTAACTTCTTAGAAGACTCCGAGAACATTTTATTTTACATTCTTACTTCTTTAAACTTTATATAAAATTTATTATCCAATAAATACCACTAAGATATGCATGAAAACGAGAAAATGAATCTCGTGATGTTTACCTACTTACCCACTTTTTACCTACTACACTTTTTTTTTCATTTTCAATACCTATTTACTATATATTTATTATAATAAGTAAGTAAAGTAAGTAAAGTAAGTATATATAGAAGTCGGAGATAAATATAAAATATAAAAAATATCTGTAGGGAATTGGAAGTAGGTAATGGCTTACTTTACCTATTCCTTGAACAGTGAAAAGTTAATACTAGTAACTAGGTGATTCCAGGACTTTATTCTAATGACCCCACCTCTACTCCTTGTGGCATTCTTGAGCTGCGCATCTGGTATTAACTTTCTGACCTTTCTCCAGAAGTGAACATTATTTACTGTATGATTATATTTTCCATTTGCATTCTCAAGATAGAGCTCATATATCGATGATTTATCCAATGTTATTTTCTTATCCGGATCATCCGGAAGAAGGGGAATTATAATATCTCCCTTGATGATAGCATACCAAAAAAGTTCAACGCTATCCATGTTGAGAGTCAATTGATCTTTGAACAAATCAGTTTTCCGGATTTTCAGATTCGCATTTGTGATATCTCGGGAATAAAAGAAATTTGCCAGATCCTGGATCGGAACTGCTAACAGTTTTTCATAATATTTTGAAGGTTTCTGGTCTCTGCTACATTCCAACAGATAGAATCTTCTGGAATGACCTTTGATTGGAACGATCCAATCTTCATTAGTTGTAATGATAACGTTGGCGTAGTTATCAATATCATATGCATCTATTCCCTTCTTTTCTATTTCGACGGTCGCATCGGTGATCAATGCTTTAAATTTTCCTTCTAAATCTTTCTGACCACCCCAGGTTGTTTCGTTCAAATTAATCAAAATTTTTCGTTCGATCGATTTGTTAAATCTCCCCAACACACTCTCAATCTTGCTGGAACTAAGATAATATTTTTTACCTATAATTTGAGAAATGAGATCAAGAATTATTCCTTTTCCAACTCCCTCTTCGGATTGCATGGCTAGACATGTTTGAGTTTTCACCCATGGAATCTGTATGATATGAGCGAACCAATTCAAAATATATTCATAATCATCTTGTCTTCCATTTGCCCAAATATTGAAGATATGATCTAAGAAAGGCTGAACTGCTTCCTCATCATAATCTCCCGTATTCTCATAATCATATCCCTTCCAGAGATTGAATTCAGTGGGTTTACATTTTTCGTCGTTGGGTCTAAAAACGAGATCAGTTATTATTCTTCTATTTTTCGATTCTATCCATTCATCGAAAGGATTAATTTTCTTTTTCTTCTTATCACTGATGCTCACAATAAACGTAAATTCAGCATAAAATAATCTGGCCGTACTCTGTTTCTTGATGAGAAAATCATCTCCAACCAAGAAAATGAAAGAATCTCCAGCTGGGTAGAACATAACTTCTTTGTTCATTTCCTTCACAAAAACATCTCTTCCCTCCTCAAACCACTCCTTATATTTGTTTTCTCCGCCTCCGAAAAGTTGAGCAAATTTTTCAGGATTATCTATCTTCAACCAATGGTAAACACTCGAAATTGTTAAAACATCTTTTCGCGAATTTCCAAATGAATACCATTTTTTCATCAATTCGCTGGCACCGGGATATGATTCACTTTGCTTGCTAAAATTATCCCAAATATCGAAAGTTTTATCGTCGCAATTCTCACCTCCATTGTAAAGAGCCATACCTAATTCTAACCACAGCTGGTATTCGGTAGCCCTCTTTACATCCAGAAATTTTACAGCCTTCTTCAACTTCTTCAATTCTGAGTCATCGATTTGTTTAAAAAATTTTTCATTATCAAAAGAGGGTTCTTCACGAGGAGTTATTTTCCTCTCGGGCTTATCCTCTTTCTCTCCTTTTCTCATTTTCTTCTCATCGAACCATTCTTTAATATCGTTCCATTGGTATGTCTTAATATCTTCGACATTTCCATTAATTTTTCTCGTCTTAGTCTCCCAAATATTATTTTTCTTGATGAGATCAATATCAAAATCCTCGACCCCCACTTTTTGTTGATTTGTGTATGGAATCATATTCTTGATGAAGATGTAGTAATGATAACCTTTCTTGGTTTCAGTGAAAAGATTTTCTTCTTCATCTAAAAACTCCTTCAGTTCACATCCATCTAGATCTTTCGTATCAAAATCGATGACATATAAATTTTTGATGTATTTGAGATAACCAGATACGGTGTTGCCAGTTCCGCGATCTGATTTTATCTCTTCCAGACTCATGTTATTCTTCTCTCCTGTGGGAATCTTTTTCCCATTCACAACTTTCACATCAATCATTCTGTAAACGGGCGTGCCTTCCCTAGTAGACAGTTGTTTGTAGAATTTTGTGATGCTAGTCTCCATTTTCATTATCGTCTCTTTTTCGGAAAATTGCATTTTACTTTTTTATTTTTTTAAACAAAAAATAAAAAAATAAAAAAATAAAAATAAATAAAACATGACAATCTTCGTTGTCCAGGAAGGTAAGAGAAGCCACGAAATTCATTTTACCATGAAGACAATAGCTAAGAAATTCGGCTGTTCTTGTCAATCGGTTTACACCAGAATCCGAGAAGAAGACGGGGATGGTCCTCCTAAAAAGTCTCGTATTTTCGGAAATGCTAGGATATTCAAACTTCACACAATTCCAGAAATCGACAGCTCGACAAAATTTTACATCTGTGAAAATTGTCCTTATGCAGTTGAGGAGGGTAACCATCTGTGCCATAAATGTGAAGCTGAGGAAGAATTAAAATTTTTAAATAAAAAGGATGAGTCAGACGAAAATCAAGATGAGGATGCCCAAGGGGAAGATAGTTCCTCAGAAGGCGGAGACAGTTCCGACTCCTGAGGAGGAGCTGATTAAGAAATACGAAAGAGAGGTAGCGGAGTTGGAACAAATCCATCACGAATTAGAAAAAATAAAGAAAGAACTCCCACCTCCGACTCCTTCTGAGGAACCTTCCACCCCTACCCCTCCACCTCCGTCTCCACCTCCACCGCCTCCTTCGAAGGAAACACCCTCTCCCATTCCCGTTCCTGTTAGAAAAGTAACAAAAATAAAGTATGAAAAGAAGGCGATCAAACCTCCTGAGTTTTATAAACCTTCCGATCCAGTCGGAGAGCCCAAGGTTAAGCCCGAGAGGAAAATGAGAAAGAGAGAAAAAGAAGGAGAGGTGGAGGAGACCGTCCCAGACTCCCCAGATGAATCAGGAAATAAATGGACAGTCATTTTCTATGAGGATCAACGTAAAAAGAAGGAGACCAAGAAAATGTCCTTCAGGACAGCCAGAGAAGCTGCTGATGTTCTTGGAGTTAGTACGCCCACAATTGGGAATTGGAGCAAAAAAGGAAAAGATCTCAGAAAGCCATACCTGATAATCAAAAAATAATTCTATATTTTCTTCTTCTTAAAAGAAGAAAAAACGATGTCTGATCTTAAACTTCAGGATGTCTCACTTTTGCCAATAAATGGAACTACGTTTTCACCAGGGGGACGTGTAGTATTTGAGATCCCAGGAGATATGGGAATGATTAAGGCTTCTCGAGGGGAGACATATTTGGCCTTCACTATCCGAAATACTTCCTCAGCCCCTCTTAGGTGGATGTTGGCAACCTCAGGGTCAGCTCTTATCCAAGACGTCACAGTTTTCTCAATGGAAACTGGACAGCAATTGGAACATCTTGACAATTACAACCAAGCAATGTGGATTATCGATCAATATTCTCGTGCCTCTCATGGCATTGAACAAACGACCCAAGGGATGGTTGCAGAACCATTTTCTCTTGAAATGGATGGTTTTGGTAGTGTTCAACGAAGAGTAAAAACATCTGATGGTAATTCCGATCATGTTTATAATTCCGTTTTCTCTCCACTTGATAAAGATGGAAATCCAGCCACAACAACGGCAGGGGTTTTTCCACAGTGGCAAATTTGCGTTCCTCTGAAGTTGGGAATTTTCTCTTCTTTTCAGGAAGAAAGATTGACACCAGTTATTGCTCTTGGGGGTCTTAGAATTGAAATGACTCTCAGCAACGCTAAGCCAGCCTGCGTTCCACTGTGCCCCATCTTGGATGGAAGTCCATTCCGGGCCCCTATTGCTACCCCATCCATTGCATCGGCTACTGGTGTTCCATGTGTTCAGGGAGCCTCTACCTCAATTCTGGCTATTGAAGATACTGACATTGAGAGCTCCTCCTTTGTGGTTGGGCAAGAAGTAGCTTTTGATGGAGATACACCAGTGGCATCCACGACCATTGCTAGCATGGCCGAAATTGGTACATCAATGCACATGACTATGGCTGACGTTGTCGATTGTGCAGGTACAAGTGCCCGGGTTTCAACAACAGCCACCATGTTCGATGCTAATCTCAACTATGCATTGGAAGCTTGTGAATTGAGAACTCTCCAAGTTATTCCAAGGGACATGGCTCCATACACCAAGAATATGGATTATCAATTCCGAACCTACGAGCTCTTTTTCGACTCTGTTCCAGCCTCAGAACGACGCCACCAGGTTGAAATTAATTCTGTTTCTTCGATGGCTAAATCTATTTGGTGTCTACTTTATGATTCTACTGAAGAATTGGATGAGGAAGCTCCCTCGTATTTCCTGGGTACCGACCCAGACACCCTTAATCTTAACTCAGTTCAATTCTTCATTAACAATAGACTCTATCCTCTCCAATCATATGATCCTCGAAGAACTCGGGATAGGCCTCAGTTGTTCAATGAACTCCAGAAAGCTTTTTCAGCCATGGGTACTCCTGTCGAATCTTTTGGTGATGGTAGTGGGTACAACTTGGACTCATATTCTAACACATTCCTGATCACCCGAGAATTGGCTCGTGGTAATTTTGTATACAATCTTTCCCAGGCAGAACCTTCGCTTCGTCTTGGATTTTCAGCCACCCGATCTAACATCACCCGTGTGAATACTTTTGTATGGTCAGACCGAATCATCACAATTGATTCAACTGGGATGACTGTCAAGATATAAAAGAAAAACAAGTTTTTTCTTCTTAAAAGAAGAAAAATACCATGTCTTCCAGAAAAGTTAATTTCTCTCTTGTTCCAATTAATGAAACTTCTAGCGGTTTTAGTCCACGTGCTGGGTATCCCATTGTTAAATTTACCATTCCCTCCCAACAGGCACTCCTGGAGACTGTCTCTCTTCGTCTTCGGGGAAAATTTCAAGTGAGGAGCGATGCATCCACTGTCATTTCTCCACAGCAATTGGGTCTTGATGATATCTCAGGTACACCAGATGCTGGAACACTTACTTCAGCTACAGCTGTTACGATCCCCTCTTTTGGAGGTGTTCAATGCGCCATTGATAAGGTTGTGATTCAATCAAAGAAGACATCTCAGGAACTCGCATCGGTAAATAATTATTCACAATATCGATCTCTCCGGGAATCGAGATTTGGAACTAAGGAGGATTTCAGAAATTCTCTTTTCTGCCGATCTCTTTCACTTGGACAAAATGCGGTTGAAGTTCAGAGAAGGTTGATGATTAGTGATGATAATAACACCACCCAGGATAAGGATGAGGGTCAGGAATTTACAATTAAGCTTGATGTTAATCTTCTCCAGAATAAGCTTCTTCACCTTGGGGAAGATTATTTGGGAGGTCTTATGATTTCTATTTATCTCAGCCCAGAATCTTCATTCTTTTCAACTTTCCAGAATGGAGTTAATACAGCTCAAACCACCAGTATCTCAGCTTATCGATACGTATTTCAGGATCTTCGTCTGGAAGGAAGATATATTCTTCCGGATGTCGCTACCCTCAAATCCTATCAAACCGAAATTCAAATGGACGATCAAGTTAATCTTCTCCAAGACGTTCATTCTTCACGATCAGTTACCACGGTCAGTCCTCAGGTTCAGTTTGTTAAGGGTATCGTATCAGTATTTCTTCTCCAGGACCAGACGAATAATTTCGCACAGTCTCAATATTCTTTTGTCATGCCTCCTGGGGTTAGGGAAGTTAATCAAGCTCTTAATAACACCAGATTCCCAATCAAGTTCCCAATGAAATCAGTTCCTAGTTATGCAACCAGAGGTGCCGAAGATGTTGTTAATTACGTCTATCCAGCTCTGGCTAATCCAGCCATTGAAGTGAGACTTCAATTTGAAAGAGCTCTGAATGATGGTCGTCTCCCGGCTTTCACTTCAGCCACTTTGGAACTTACCGATGAAGTTATGGAACAAATGGAGCTCGCTATTTCAGCTCCAACATCATCTACTAATTTGCTTCAAGACTCGATCGGAATTGGAATTGATTACACTTTGGGAATGGGAATTGTTCAAAATTATCGGGGTCAGGATTACTCCCTGTCTCTGGATTCTGGAGTCAATACTCAGAATGGTAATCTCCTTGATGATTATGCTGATCAATCACTTCTCCAGCAGATTTTTGTTAGAAACAATGCTATGTTCAACACTCAGACTCTGGTGAAAGTGCAGTAAACTTACGTAACTTTCGTAAACCCTTAAAGGAATAATTTAATAAAAAAATAAAATGAGAATAACTAAATCCAAGAACGATAAATCTATCAAAACAAGGAAAAAGGAATTGATTAAAATTTTAAGATATCATGAAGAAATAGATTGGGTAAGGACTCAGAGAGTTCATGATATCGCTTACTCTATCGTCCAAAAAATGATAGATGAAAAGTTTGAAGCTCCAATGTATGAAGTTCACCATGACGTACCAGTATCAGAATCATCACCAGATGATGCACCCTCCGAAGGTGAAAAATTGATTAGATCTATTGGATGGAATTTACTTCATAACGAGGTTTTGAGTTGGAGACCCAATAAACCACGGAAAGATTGGACGGATATCGAAAAAGAAATTGTTCATGTATTACTTGTCAAGGACAAAATAGTATGCGCATGGTTACTAGAAAATATCAATACCTGTAAAAGGGGTATTATCATAGAACAAGAATGACAGCCTATCATTTCCTATTCTATATAAAATAGAATAGTATGTCATTGTACATAGATGCTTCAAGAACTAATAGCATTAGTAATAATGACGTTAACAATAACGAATGGACATATAAACTCAACCAGGGGGTTGAATTACCCCAGGGATCCACGGTTCAAGTAATTTCATCATTTATTAATAAACAAGGAATTTCTGATAATTCAATAGAACTTGTTAATGATATCAATGAGACTTTTTCAATAGGGTATACAGTCCCCCAAACTGCAATGTGGCAACAAAAACCAGAAAGAACTGCCGCTGATGATAGGCTTCAAACAGCATCCACGGAGAATAACGCAGAGTGTTTGGCACTCCAAACTCCAGAAATTTCTGTTCCTCTCACCAATTATTATGATTGTATGGTTCAACACAACCCGGTTTATTCTTCAGGGATGGACCTATTTCCATCGTCCATTCCTGGAAATGCCATCGAATATATTGATAAAGATTTAGGAGGAGATGGCCTGAATGTGGTATGTATAACTGATTTTACTTCTACTGTCAAGATAGGAATGACATGTTGTTTTAGGGATATAATTCACAGGGATTCATCAGGAGTTAAAGACGAGACCCATAGACAGGCTCTATTCAATCGGGTTTATTTTAAGATCATAGATGTCCAATATTTCCCAGGAGCAGACACAACTATAATTACTACAGATCAGGGAGCATCTCTTTATGATTCTGACGGAGGGGATTATTTGAATGTAACTGCATACTCCTTTACAGGGGCTTTTTATCACCAAGACGTGACCAGTAACACCTATAAAACTTGTACCGGCGTTGCTTATATTAATAGTTTTGTAGGAACTTCTGCCGACGGTGGGACATATTATAAACAAACCAGAGTCGGGAAACCAGATAGTATGTGGGAAAATGCAGACGATGTTCCAGCTCTAGATGGACAACCAGATGATATCCAGTATCAGGCCGGTATTAGATCTGATTTTTGTGGAGAAGAGTTTAGATCTCATTTTGCTGATCCTACCAGAGATGTCGTTTGGAACGCTTCAGGAACATCCGTTCAATCGTATGATTTTGATCGATGTTCTTATAGTTTTTATTTCGCTCCATCTTACCAGACTTACGATGCCGGTACTTCCGCGGTTCAATCAGCCCCTGCTTATCAAACTGATCATTTCGATTTTGAAGATGGAATTTATGGACCCAAGGGTCATTCTATCAGGATGGATCTCACATATGGCCAGGTTGGATTTACGGGTCAAACTGAGACTAGGGATACCTTTTCATCATCAGCTGGTACTTCAACAATCTCAGATGACCCCTGGTATCCATATCAAAACGCTCTTCCTCTTACGGAGTATCCTTATCGTAGGGATTTATGTATTCCCAAACCGGGACAACCAGCTAAATATAAAGACAGGTATTGTCCACAGGTTGATTTTCTCAAGAATGGGGATTCATGGGATTCACATCCGATGAGATGCGAAATTTTTACAGCTAATGGGACAAGTATGGTTCAGTATGGAGGAGCACAAAATCCATTTCAACCTTATGTTTATCAAAATCGGGAGGGACAAGAGGTTACCGAAGAAACGCTTAAAACTTTAGAACCTGTGACTTTTCTGGATAGAGTTACACTTTCTCAATCTCAGATCCGAGGTCTTCTCAACCGAAATGATTCACATCCATATGTGAAAAGAACCATTACTATTGATGTCCAAAACATAACAAGCTCAGAGGCGGAACTCTTGGTCCAAGGAGATGTGATGTATGGAGAAATTAGAAAAGACGAACAATCCGCCTCTGTCCAATCTCGATTATTCCCAGCCAGAAAATTTAGATCCACTCTAGACTCCTCTTTCGAATCAGATCAAACAATTTTTAACACAGAAACAATTGACATACCAGTGATGTTAACCAAGATTACAGATGAAGGAACCACCTCAGCCACAATTTCTGAAGTAACTCCTCTTTCAAATCTTAATCTCACGGGGGCTAGCATCTCATTTTTTACATATCCAGTATCACAAAAATCGTCAGTAAATCCAGCTAATAGTATCGTTGAAACGTGGAAAAGTTTTGAACCATATCCTGTTATTGATTTTAGTGATTTGGAATTCAAGATATCAATAGATTCGGAAGATTGGGAAGATCATCAACCCCAATATATACCATGTTTTGCAGCAAAAGGAATGCAGTCTGATTTACCTGGTGATTCCCCACTTGATTCTAAAGCCTCAGATAATGATACTTCAGAACCGAGCAGATTTAATTATTTTATCGATTCTATGCATAATCAAACCCAAATAGACTATCAAAAAGTAGTAGGGGAAGACTACGCCATCAATCCAAATCATACTCAGAATTTGAAAAACTTTAATGGAGCCGATCAATATCGAGTAGCCTCTCATCCATACTTTAATTGGGTTGGAACAGCTTCAGGTCTCAGGGATGATGAATCCAGAAAGAAAAGAATTTATATTACCCAGAGAGGAAATTCTCAATACGGTGGAATTCATCCAGTTCGTCAATTCAACAATCCAACATCGGAAAAAGGATTGGTTAATTTTCAATCTAACTATCAGGATAATCTTCAAACAGCTAATTACCTTTTCGGATCAACTAGGCATTGTTCTATGGGTGCACTTCGACCTCCTGGAGATAGAACTTTTGACCAAGGCCAGGTAGTTATTTCGACACCTCTAGATAGCTCCGGAAACCCAGTTCCAGCCAATAACGGAATTGAACCTCTGGATTTGGTACTCCAAAACTTCGATATCGATAACCCAGCCAATTCTCTGAAATTGAAGATACCAGAAGAAAGAGCTCCTAATACTATGTTAAATGGTGTCAGAGCTACGCTCCCGGTAGATCCTGTCACTAATCCACTTGTTCCTCAAGACGATCCATTCGGGAATAAAAATTCTGATCATGTTCCAAACTGTAATTCGGCTCTCGGAGATTATGAACTCTACCCTTACTCGACACCTTCAACTAATATGATGGATACAGGCGGAACTAATGATCCATTATGCCTTGTTCAATTACAAGCAATTGTCGAAGACTATTCTTCTAATTATAATGACTATGTTTTACGTCCGTTTACGACTGATATTAATATTAACATCCCCAAGGGTGTTTATTCTATTCCTGGATTTCTTGATAAATTTAACACTCAGATTCAAGGATTGGATTTGGATGACAATGAAGAATTATCAACCCTGGACAATAATAAGACAGTGAGAAGATTTACTCCTCTCCAAGGAAATATTATGTCTGGAGGTCAGGTGTCGTTGATAAATGATTTCACCGAAGAAACTCATAATCGAACTATTTACTCGGCCGATCCAGATAATATCTTCAATACTAATCCATTGGTAATTGCTATCCGTGTTCAGGATTATAATGATCTGGTGAGAGCTTGGCAGATGGCAGGTACTGCCCAACAAGTTTCATTTTATCTCCAGGGTGAGGATGTAAGAGAAAATTGTTATTTGAATGACGCCGCAGGAGTGGTCATTGGAGGAGGTTCCTATGTGTGGTACAATTTCCGAGATAAATGTTATTGGGCAGAGTTTGTGGATAAGTATTCAGACAAAATTGAGAACCTGATTGAGGCTTCTGAAGATGAGGATATCGAAAATTTTGACACTCAATTCTATTTTTCCAAGAATTCAAATCTTGACGATTTGGCAGCAATACCATATACTTATGGGGCTATAGCAGCACTAGGAATTGGAGATCAAGGTGACGTACCAGTAGCGTACCCTGAACAATCTACTGTTTCTCAATATAAGATCGAAGGAAATATTGAAGCAAAAATTGATAAATTAAGAAATTTTAATTCTACCCAAAAGGGGATTTATGTGGGCGCCCCTGATTTTCAATTAACTTATGATCAAGATAATGGGTTCTTTTCCCTATCAAATCTTCACTGGGGATTTAGAATTCCAACAGTAGATCTGGTAGGCGAGAGTGCGTATCCTGAAGATTCAATAAATCAGAAAGCCATATTGTATCGATCTTATTCTCAACTACTTGGAGGGGATTATGAAATTTTGGGTAATTCTTCTCAAATGAGAGATTACATCAAAAACAGTCTTCAAACTCCACAAGATCAGATCTCTGGAATTTTCATTTTCAATATGGCTAAAACTACATCCCAAAGCCAAGGAGATTTCATAGATGAGAATAGTGTTCTGATCGGAAGAACCTTTAGTGATTATTTCTCAGATCAAATATCCGCACAGGATGCCTGGAAATCTACTTTCTGGTACCGAATAGGATTTGATTATGAGACGTTCAATACTCCCACTTCAAATCGTTTGGCTACTTATTATATGGAAAAGTCTTCTGACGTGGTTAATACAGTTGATCCGTTTACTTCTCAATTAGATTATTTTAACACTCAGAATGCCCTAACAATTTCTACAGTCAAACAAAGATTAAGACAGGTTCTGTGTACCAATCTTCCAGAAAGAGGATCTACTCCCTTTAACGAGGTGAGTTCTGGAATTGAGGACAATTATTTGTCAGGTGTTACAACAGGCGAACAAATAGATTCTAAAGCGTTGGAAACTATAGCTTCGGCGCCGGGAACTACCGAAGGCCAAGATAACACTCTGGTGAGACTTTATAATAACGCCTCAATTTCATCTGTAAGATCTATGTCTGGAGGATACGTTTATTATCCTATCAAATTGGGTAATTGGGATACGTTTGATTCCGTGGTGAATTATACCGCTCAGAATATCTCATCCCCCGCGGATGGATACATCTACCAATGCCCAAGAAATGCATTTTCTACTATCACATCTAAGAGTGGACAACCAATCCCAGCATCGGAACAATTATTATATAATCGACCATATGCTTTTTCTTCTTCAGCTATTTCAAGCTACAATCCAGAATCTTATTACACTAAAAGTTATGAGCAACCGGTGGACGGAACAGATTATCCGGTTCAATACACCATGACAAATATTAATTATTCTCTATATGGCAGTATGGGTTTATTTCAAGAATGTCAATATAATCTTTCCAATGGTATTTTCAGAGACTCTGATTTCACTCTTCAAGGATCAATGTTTTTGGCTTCCCAAACAACACCAATACTGTCTCAGTCAGATGACATAGAAGCTAATAGATTACCCACCCTAACCGAGAACGGGTATTTCATTATTACTTCCGACATCATCAAACAGGCAGATTCAATTAAGGGAGAGGTCCAACTTCCGATCCTTGGAGTATGCCCGCTGAGTTCTCTCAGTTCCCAGGATTATATCACGGCATTCAACAATATGCCGCATACAATTACTCAGGCCACAGTTCTCAATTCTATTACGATTAAGATTCTCAATGCAGATCTAACAGCTCCTACTCTTGAAGGAAATAGTTCGATTATTATTCGAATAGATTATCCAGAGCCTTCGCCTGTTCCGAGTCTCACTGATAAATCTTCTCTGGAAGAAGAAAAGAAAAAATTAGTAAAAGAAATAAAATAAAATAAAATGGGATTCGCACAAAGACTTGAAGAGTTTGAGGAGACATTGAAAACTCTTATGAAGTGTATGGATAAACTTATTGAAGAAAACAAACAAATGAGAGAAAATGTTGTTGGAATCAATCTAAGGTTTGAGGCTATCTGTAAGGAGAATGATGAACTGATGAAGAAACAATTGGAATTAGAAAAGTGTTTAAAGAAATAATTATGTAAAATAAAAGGATGAATAAACTAGAGACTCTAAATGAGATGACTTACAGTAAGGATCTCTCACTGAATGAGAGTAAAAAGCTTTTGGCCATCTGTATCAGATATGGAATAAGTGACCACGAACGAGCCCAGGGTATTCTCGAATTCAAGGAGAAACTGGGCGATGAGAAAACAGCCAAGTTGGCGGGCTATCTTGGTAAGGTATATGGAAATGGTTTCAGAGAAGCCTATCTCAAGATTGTTTAAATTAAATTTAAACAATCGAATAAACTTTGAATAAAATAAAAAAGTAATTTTAAATTTAAAGAATTGAATAATGGTGTAAAAGTAATTTTAATTAAAAGAATTAAATAATGGAATAATAGGAATAATAAAATAATGGAATAATGGTGTAATGGTGTAATAAAATATTGGAATATAGCGCTATATTAATTTGATTTTAATATAATTTAATTAATTTACATGTAATTTTAAATTATTCGGATTCTTTAGTCGACCAAAAGATCGGTGTAATTACATATTTATTTAATTCTTTTAATTAAAAATTACTTTTACACCATTATTTAATTATTTAAATTTTAATTTTTAAATAATTTTAAAATTACACCATTATTTCTTTAAGCACTTTCAACCCATGACCAGTTTCTCAACGGCCTTTTTCGACTTGAGTTCCGCCTTGGATCTCATCACTTTCATACGAAGTGAAGCGGATTGTTTCTTATCCAATCCCTTCTCTTGTACTACTTTCCGTACCCAGTCCTTCTCTTTTTCTGAGAGCTTTCGCATCCCTCCTTTCTTGCTGGCCTCTTGATAAGGCTTCACTACCCCACCCCCACTTTCTGGAGTCTGTTCACGATGACCGCCTCTATCAAAGTCCTTGTCTCCTTTGTGTGTGACGAAGTCCAATTCTCCAGGTCTGGTTTTCGAAGCTTGTCCTTTCTTGGGAGCCATTTTATTAAATAGATAAAAAAGAAAATGGCGACAAAACAAGGTCAACAAATTTATTTTTATGATTCCGATGCTGGAAAATATAAACCGGTCCGTTCTGGAAACCAAACAACCAGCGATAGTATGGCCGTAACTCTGGCTACTGATGAGACTCTTTTGACTAGTCTTGATTCAATAGGAACTAGTATATGGGATCTAAATGAATCCAATGATGATAATTTTGTTCTTATTCAAGATGAATTATCATCAATAGGTACTTCTATAAATGCTATAAGATATAACACTGAATTTGATTTTAGGAGTAGGTGTGCAGCGGGACAAACGGATGATGTTTTTTATTTTACTAAGTGGGGTCAGAATGAAGACATTGATTCGGCAGCAGAAGAAGGAATGTGGCCCTGGGGAACTTATGATCCAGCGAGTAGTTTTCAAACAACAGATGAAACTTATACCATAACATATAATAATGCAACGGATGGTGATGGGACAAGTGGGGCTACTTCATTATTGGTTAGTTATTTAGATAGTAATTATGAATATGCACAAGGAGTTCATACCTTAGGAAATACAGGGAGCGACGTCACGAGCTTCAGTGGTTATGGGATTAATAGAGCTGTTGTTTTAAGCAATGGAGGAGATAGAATGAATAATAATGATATTGATTTCTTCGAAAACGGGACATCCACCCAGCAAGCTCAAATACCTGCTGGTGATAGTGTAACCCAGCAAGTTATTTATCACACGGGGATCGATAGGACAATATGTTGGAATGGATATGAAATTAGTTGTTTGAAATTATCCGGATCTAATCCTACCGTCACCTTCCGGGTTTATAGTTATAGTCGTGTGACAGACACAGTTTATCAAATTTTTAAAGTTAGATTAGATGCGGCAGTTGAAAATAATTTAACTCATGCTTTTGTAAGTCCTACTACCTTTGGGGGTCGTGAAATTATATACATGACCGCAGAAACAGATACGGATAATACTGTCGCTTCAGGTAGAATGGAATTTAAAGATATTAGTAACACAGGAATTACTGCTCCGTATTAATCTGATCTACCACTTCTTCTGTATTATTTTCACCTTTTTCACACTCTGAAACACAACACCCGCTGCTACATTTACATTTTTTACAAGTGAAACAAGCTATAATTTCTTTTAATACCAGGAGTATTTCTTTAAACATATCTCTATTTTTTAATAAAGATAATTATTCTGGGGGGATAATTGAAAAATTAATTGAGGAATGATAAAGATCGCGGGCTTGAGTATCATCCTTGAGATGAGTTATTTCAACGTCGAATCTATTGATAGTCATTTCCTGATTTTTAAGATCGATAACATGAGGATAGTTTGGTTCGTATGAAGATCCGATGTATGGACTAGTATCGGTTGTTACAACCGTATCAACAGAAGTGTCCGAAAACGGCGTTGGGACTGTAGCCAGGATTGCCTGTTTATAACCCCTTTGATCTCGTTGAGAATTAGTCTTGAAGTTTCCAATTGGAAGATTATTGATTCTGATGACATAACTTTCAAATTTATAAGAGGATGAGAAACTGAGAGGATAAAGAGGACGAACCGATGTAGAAGTTTCATCGAAATCTTGAGGAAGAGCCAGTGGATATATGTTACCGGTTGTATAAGAACTATTTTCATCTGTATACACACCAAGTGCCTGAGCTATTCTGGGTCCCATTGTAAACTTATACTCAAGAATATTGGATGCCGACGGAGGAAGAGCCTGGGTTTCTAAACTAGCTCCTGTATTTTGAAGATTAGTTGATACGAAAGCCTGGAGGAGTTGACTATTTTTAAATGCATCTGTACCATATCCAAGGCCAGTTAGGAATTCTTGGGTGAAATATACATCTGCATCCTTTCCAAAGAAAACAGTTTCCTTATCTCCCTGATTATTGAGAACTCTAATGTACGGATAAAATCTAGTTTTATAATCATCGTTAGGTTGTGAAAAATCTCTGACCAAACCCATGTCAAAAATCAGAGGGGTTAAGAGATTAACCTTAAAGGCCCCTGTGTTGAGATCAACTGTACTGGCTAAATTCATTTCATCGATCGAATATTTCATCTGATCCCAATTGATAATATCTCCCTGAGTGGTGTTATATGCTGTGTATGTATCCATAAAAATGGTATCACTTCCTGATGCATCTTCTCCCTTTCTAAGAAGGAAACAGAAGAAAGATGAAGGAAGAGTTAATGAATAATCAGTAGGGGGGTTTTTAACATCTTTATAAACAATACCTGTAGGGTTGGTTCTTGTACCAGTGCCAACTGTGTCATCCTCAGCGTATATTTGAGAATAGAATCCTCCGCCAACCTGAGCCGAAGTTCCAGCTCCTCCCAGATTTATCAGATCAATTGGTGTTAAAGTAGAACCTGTTGTTTGTTCTTTAAATTCATAATTAGTTCCTGGGATATCTACATCATCTTCAAAAATATTAGTGACTGGATGATTATGTTCGTGGATATAAAATCCTGTTTGCCATGATGAAGTCCCAGAAGTAGCATAAGCCATATCATAGGTAGCATCAAAAGCGAAACCGACGGAAGTACCAGCTTGTGCAAAATCAGACGATGTGATCGGATACGAATCATAATTTTCTGGAACATATCCCAGTCTAATTTGATTGTCAAATGTTCCTGAATAAACCGAAAGACCCCCCAAACTATTAGAGCCATCAATTCCGGATTGAAGAAGTCCTTCAAATTCATCAACAATTTGGCTATTAGTATAGGTACCTGAAGCGATAGTTCTTGAATATGATGAAGATGGAGCTCCACCCAGGGTGTCACTGTTATCTATCACCAATTGAAGAGTCTCTGAATCATCAACGTAGGCTCCCTCGAATCTTTCAAACGTGGCCGAATTCAAATTTATTTTACTATTAGCTGGAATTGTTATCTCATCATCAAAAAACTTCGTATATCTACAGGCGATATCTTCGGGATCAGTTGAAAGTCTTTCTTTCGACACGAGCTGGATTTCCATTATTTTTAATAGAAATTTATTTCCTTTTTAGGAAATACTTAACGATCACTTCCTACTTGACTCACTGGAACGACGTTATTTTGAGATGATGGAGGAGGGGGTTGTTGTGCCGCTTGTTGTCTGGCTTCTCCCACCAGAGAAGATTGTTCATTAACAATATCTTTTTGGATCGCTTGTTCTCTTTCAGCTTGTTCACTTTCTCTTTTGGCTAAATCTTGCTTGTCCTTATATGTCTTAACAGCCTCTCCAATTATGGCCCCGATTCCAGCTAGATCTAAAACTTCTCCAATTCCCGGGATAGCTTCTCCGATGGCGAGCCCTGTTCCTTCCTCAGCTCCTTCTTCTCCACCCGCCGTTAAGTCAGCATCTGGAACTGAAGATCCAGCTCCCGCCTTAACTTCACTGGCGATATCTGCCTGGAGTCCATCTGCGGTTTGTTGTTGAGAGGTGATTCTGTCAATATCAGCAGCTTCAGAAGTCCCAGCGTTAGCCACATCGTCAGGTCCTGTTCCTTTTACCGATTGACCCAGTTGACTAGTTGCTCTTTGAGCATCAAGCTGATCTCCGCTTCCCGCAAATTCTACTCCACGACTTTTAAGTTCTGAAATGGTATCATCTATATTTCCTTTCAAAGTACTAGCCCGTTGTTGCAGAGCGGCTAAACGAGCTCCTCGATCTGTGGTAGATTCAATACCCTCCCCTAGAGATTGGGGTTCCTTCCATTCAACTCCGCCATCTGCTCCTTTTCCGAAAGCCCAATCAGATTTGAAAGCGTCAGAATCGATTAATCGAGCTTGTCGAGCAAGGCTACGTTGTGTGGCTGAGTCCACTTTTCCTGTCTGATCAATGGCGTCCAACATTTCATCTGCCCCATCAGTTTGTGCCGGGTCTCGGTAACTTTCATCAAGCTGGCGTTGGAGGTCTTCGTCATCATCGGCAGTCTGGGTAGGTCCTGGAGTCGAATCTTGATAACTTTCATCCAATTGTCTTTGAAGATCAGCATTTTCTGGATCCTCTTCTGGAGGAGCTGATGATCCTAAAATACTTTCCTGAATTCCCTGACCAACCTTCTGGGATACATTTGAGACTCCCTGATTTACGGCATCTAAAAGCTTGGCCTTCACATCTCCAGCCAGAGAATTAAGAGTCCCTTCGGGGTCTTTGAGAAATTGTTGAACTCTCTCATCTCCCAAAAGATTGCTCACTTTTCCCCTGAATTCTTTAGACTTTTCCCATGCGTCATTAATATCTTTAACGACTGGCAATGCTTTAACTCCGCGTCTCAGAAGATCTGCTCCTCCGATGGCTGTAATTGGAGCTGTTGCATCCTCCGCTAATTTATCATTCATAAGATTGATCTTATCACTGAAGATATTCTTGGTCTCATCTGGTGGAAGTTGGGAGAGAGGATTAACAGGATCTAACATTGGTCTGTTAGCATCTATCCTTTCTTTGTATTTTTGGAGTCTATCAAAGTAGGACATTTTTCTTTTATTATCTCTATTTTATTAATAGAGATAATTATGAATAAACTGATACAAGCATTCCTTTTCCCTTGTCCTGAATAACTGCACGCCTACTATTCGCCACAAAGAAATCAATATTATAATTTCCATCTTGTTTAGTAACAATTTCATTTCCTTCATCCCCTGTTGAATATCCACTCAAGGTGGCAGCTGGAGTACATTTATATTTACAAACAACGGGGTATCTTCCAACCACAGTTCCAGATCCCAGAACTCCGAAATCTCGTGTTCGACAATCATAAGCGTGAGGAGCAAATGTTCCTTGGAGCCCACTAGTTGACGCTGTCAAACCAGCTACCAAACTGTTAGGATCCCCGAAAAACAAGGGTCTTTCAATTTCAAGATCCCTGTAACGGAGGGCCAAATAGTTAGAATCATACTGACTGGCTCTGGAAACTTGAGGTTCCGGATAAACATCAACTCCGTTGATTTTCCATTGAAGAGATTCAGAGGCGATAGAATCGCATCGCTGACCCAACAGAACCTTAGCCTCAGCAGTAGCGTCCCTATTTTGTGCCTTTTTCCACATGAGAAGAGTATGAATTTCACGTCCTTCCTGACCAATTCTGAATTCTTGCTCAGTAGACCTGTCCTGAAGAACTCCATCGGCGATGTACTCAGCAGCTGTGGTCACTGAGGTATCGCTCCCGGCAGTAACAGTAAGCTGACGTTCCACCTTCACAATTTCAAGGAAATCCAGAACCAGTCCTCCAGATTCCAGAGTTTGACTTCGTGTTTTTTCGAGGAGAGTAGAAGGATAAATGATGTAATCACACAGGAGCTGAACCTCGCTGGGAGCGTCCAAATCGGAATCGGCTGCCCTTAGAGTAGTAGCTGTGTCAGCGTTAGCGTATTCTGAGGCGCCATAGAATTCTACTTCGATGTAAATCTTGTATTCTGAAAACAAGAAAAGAGGAATTTCTTTTCCTTTCAGAGCTGGGATCAGAAGACCCAGTGGGATTCCATACTTGAAATTATCAGTAGAGGTGGTTGTGATTTGGAGAGAATTAGCGACTGGAGTTTCATAATCAAAACCACATAAGTCACTATCCGGAATCAATTGTCCATATTGATCACCAGTGGTGGCGTCAACTTCTGAAATGAACTGATTTCCAAGATACCATGCATGGTATCTATTCTGAACAACCCGTCTTTGATGGATGAGGTTAGCCCAAGTTGACCACTGATTCACACCATCTGTATCGTTGAGAACAAAATCCCCAACTCGGAACACAACTCTTTTAATGGCACCTAGAGCTCCATTCCAACAATTAACCCGGCATTCGTCACCGACAGCTGCCGAAGCTCGATTGAGTTTGAATTGGAGAAGAGTGTTGGAATCAAGAAATCCATTAGGCTCAAGCCTGAAAATATATCTAAGATCGGTTGTGGAACTCTGGATTGGATCAACACGTTCGGTTCTAACCTCCATGTTTGAAAACATTCCCTCGACTCCATAATCGGTCAGTTGTTTCAATGCCTCACTCATTTCTTTTTATCTTTGTTCTTTTTATCTTTTTTGACAAATATCTTCTCCACGTTCTTTTTTTTAGTTTTAATACCTAACAACTTTTTCATTTCTGGAACTGTTTTTCCTTGGTTCTTAGCAAGAGCTTTGATCTGTTTGGGAGTTAAATTTTTATACATTTTCTCCGCGTCCATCCTTCTTTTTAGGTATGATATAAATCATCTAAGTATGATATAAATCATCTAAGTATGATATAAATCATCTAAGTATGATATAAATCATCT